ATTTTTGACACTCATATTCTAAACGGGAAACTCTCACTTTTTAGAGTGAATTGTCAGATCAAGTCTGATCTTCTACACGTTATTATCCATCTTTACAAATGCCAGCCAATGCGTTTTGTTATGTTTACCGCTTTTATGCCCATAGATAGGTTGGTATTCGATAACATTTAAAATTTTCGATACAGGGATTTGGGTTTCGTTCCATTTAAAGATCAGCGTGCCGTTTGGTTTTAACACACGCATACATTCATCAAAACCTTTCTTGATGACTTCTTGCCAATTTTCAGGCAGCTTGCCATATTTCTTAATAAGCCAGCTATTTTTGCCTCCCTTAATTAAGTGTGGAGGGTCAAATACAATATGCCAAAAGGTTTCGTTTTCGTAAGGCATATCGGTAAAATCGTGAAATACATCAGGCTTAACTTCTAAATGCCTTACTTTATCTCCGTCTTTCATTGTAGTTTCGATTTCCCGATTGTCAGCAAACAATACCGAGGGGTTGTGCTTATTAAAGTGAAACATTCGGCTACCGCAACAAGCATCTAAAATTATCTTTTTTATCATCACTTCACCTTCCACATCAAACAAAATTTCACCACTTCACCGGACACCCACTTTTTCGCACCTCTGCCCTTGCCTCGTAAGCCATCAAGGGCAATCGGTTTCGGAAAATGTGGACTAGATACAACACTTCGGCTGGTGTGTTCTTTAGTGTAGCCGAAATATGCTGCTACATCGCCCAAATCCCACAATTCACGGCTATGTTCATTCACGCCTTTCACTTTTAAAAGCTGCTCTACCTCACACAATTTTGCAAAAACTTGCTCATTACTGACCGCTTGTAATTGTTCCATTTTTACCACCTAAATCATCAATCCAAACCTTTACAGGCATTTCTTTTTGTTCTAACACTGGCTTAACTTTCACATCAATTTCCAAATCATACTGACTAAACCCCCGTAACCCACTGTCCTCAAATTTAAAAAGATTAAAAATATGATAAGCAATCACATCCTGCACAAGCTCAATATCTTCTTTTTTCCGCTGTGGATGCTCAACTCTGACTCGTATAAATTTACTCCCCATTTTATTTTTCATTTAATTTCCCTCCCAGCACCGCATAACCAGCAATATCTCGCCAGTTATCTTTATAGTCCGGATTACAACCTGCAAAAATGCGAGCTAGTTTCAAGCAGATCATCTCACCTGCCTCTTTGTGATGTGGTTTAAGTTGAGTATTGGTATCTAGCAACACCGCTTTTAACTGCTGGCTCATTGTGGCAACATCATCAAAACTACCGTAGTTTTTGCCTCGTTCTTCGATTATTTGTTCTATGTTTACATTTTTCACTTTAAATTTTCCTGCAGGTCTTATATGTAAATTTGCACTAAATGGCATTTGTTTTTACCATTCTCTCATTATTCACTCCCTAAAACGGCATATCATCATCAAACTGCGGAATATCTTTCTGCTCGTCCGCCGTCATCACGTCTTGATTTTTCTGCTTTGGTTGCGGTTTATTTTCTGCCTTATTTGGCGTATTTTTCTCACCACTACTGAGCATTTGCATCTGCTCGGCAATAATCTCTGTAATACTCCGCTCAACACCGTTGCTATCCGTCCATTTTCGGGTTTTAATTTTCCCGATAATTGATACCAAATGCCCCTTTTTTACATACAATTCGGCGATTTCAGCTAATCGGCGATAAAGCACCACCCTATGCCATTCGGTGCTTTCTTTCTTCACGCCCGTTTGCTTATCCGTCCATTTTTCTGTAGTTGCTATCGACAATGCAGCCACTTTTTCGCTGTTCTGCATTACTCTTACATCGGGGTCTTGCCCCAACCGACCTATTAATGTGACTAAATTCATTATTTATCCTCTACTAACTTTTTCATCGCACTTACGAATAATTGTGCTTCAATTTCCGATTCAAAAACAAAGCCGGTTTCAAGCTCACCACAAAACTCCGCATTAAGTGTGTTTAATATCATTTCCTCCGTGAGTCTACCTAGTGCCTCATCACTCCAATGCTCATACCAAACTTCATAAGGTGAATAAACCTCTCCATCATTCATTACAATATAGTTATCCCGAGAATTAAATTGTTTAATTGGGGTTGGAATAGTAATCGTTGAAAGTTTGATTTCTTTATTTGCATACTTCATCATTTTGTTTACCTCTAATTCAAAAAACATTCATAATTATCAACAATTTGCTCAATCAACCGTCCACGGTTATAGGTGAGATAAATCGTTTTTTGCGAATTTCCCCAAATTTTTAACCGCTTGCCGTTTAGTAAATCGTCTATTTGATGTTCAGTAACCCGTCCTCGCATTGTAATCAGTTCATTTCTTAGGCAATTCCGAGCCTCTTCACTAATCTGATTATTTTTTGACCCCGTACAGTTACTGACACAAGTCCAAGGGGGAGCAAGCTCCCCTAATAAAGCGATAGCCTCTTCGTTAAACCCTAACTTCTCGTAGTATTTACGTTTAGCTTCCGCTCGTTCCGTTTCGGTTGCATTTTCTAATTTTTTCTGTAATTGTTGCTCCTCCCAGTTTTTAGGTTTAAGTTGAATGCTCCACTCTTTCGGGCGTGTATTAATCTGCACACCGTTTTTAATGTTAATAATGCCGCTCACTTTTAATGATGGCTCTTGATACATCGTATATAACGCCTCACCGGTTTCGCTTTTGCGTTCGGTATAAGTAATACGTGCAACTAAATCGGCACGTTTAACCAACGCACCGCCTAATTCTTCGGTGAAAACGTCCCACTCACCGCTATCTGCAATCACACGGAGTTTCTCTAAAGTTTCATCTTCTTGCTCTACACTCCCCAAACGGCGTAACTCACGCCATAAGCTGATCGGAATATTACCTAACTGCTGGAACTGTCGAATACACCAAACGCTAGACCACGCTCCTACACGAGCGGCATTCTCTTTCGCCTGAATATTTGCCTCGTCTGAAAGCTCGCCGTCCATTCCAAAACCGTCAATGTTTTTAGAAACATATTTCACTAAATAGCCCGTTGCCGAGCCTTTCTCTTTCTCAATACGCTTGAATTTGCAACGGTATTTTTTCGCACCGGCTTCTGTGCCATCGACCTCTAAGGCATAACTCAAGAACACGCGGCGAAGCTTTTCCATATCTTCCGGACGAGTGAATAGAATTAAATGCCAGTGTGGGGTAGCGTCAGCGTGAGGTTCAGCCACTCGAAAACCGTAAGCCATTACGCCCTCACGGTTGAGTTTGGCACGGATTTTCGCCCAAGTATTCACAAGGTAAACCTGTGTTTCCGCAGGGCTTGCTCCATTCCATTTCGGGTTCACGCTACTGGTTCTTGAAAGCATTGCGTGATACTTAGACGGAGCAGTCAAGGTAATAAACCACCCCTCGTGCCCTTGCTTATCTGCATAACGCTCAAATCCATTCATACGAGTGAGTAATTCAAGGCGTTTAATTTTCGGGTTAGAGGCAGACTTCAACCACGTTTCAAATAATGAAAGTTGCTCTTCCGGCTCGGCGATATTGGCAATGATCATTGATTTCAAATAATCAATATTCGCCTTGCGTTGAGCCTCAAACGCTTTCAAGCGAGCATTTGAACAGTAAGGCGAAAGCATATTCACCATACCGCACGCAATAGCTAAATGCTCTTTCATCTGTTCGGCAATTTTAGATAACTTTCTAGTCCACCATTTTTCACAGGTCATTTTTAAAAAGCCTGTGGTAATTTCCTCTTCAGTTAATCTACCCTTTCTCGCTTTTTTCTGATAAGGCGAATCAATCTTGAGCTTATTTACCTCTCCCATCATTGCCCGATAGCATTCAAGCAACACACTATAGGCTGTGTCGCCATCTGTCGCTTTGTGCATATTCTGCTCGATGTTATCTTGCTGAATTTGGCGAACACGATAAGCAATACCTAAGGCAAGCTGTTTGATTTGTTCTTCGGTTTGGTAAGCAAGCGGGCGAATGCCGTGAGCTTTTAAATAGCGAGAGCTATTCTCTAAACGGCAAAGGTGCATAGGCAGTTGAATACCTTTCACTTCGGCATCTTGTTTAATTTTTTGTACCGCTTGTTGCGTATCAACACCGGCACCGAAATAAACATTACTATCTAATTCAGCTAAAAAATCTAAATCTTGATGGGATTGCTTCAGAAAATCGAATACATCGCAATACTGGCTAATAACTGCCTCAATGCGTGGCATTTTGCGTGCCATTTCCGCTTTGAACCAGTCTGCTGTGTCGTATTGGCTTTGGTAATGTAGCTTTTGCTTATACTGTCTGCCGAAATGCTCTGCTAAGGCACGAGGCAAACGCTCAAAATAAGATTGGCGTAACGGTTCGTGAATAGGGTCTTTCGAGAATAATTCTTGCTGAACCATTGAAGTGTAAGGCTGTTTGAACGCTTGATATAAACGATCAGAATGAAGCTCTAATGCACAAGCAGAAGCACCGGCAACAGGTGGGAGTGAAACACCTATTGCGAAAGCCTCTGTAGCAGATAGAATCTCATTCTGATAATTCATTTAATGAAAGTTCCGTTATAAGTTAAACAAAATGCTTGCTCTAACAAGCGGATATTCTCAACATCTTGAGGGCTTAACGGCTCTTTAATATTACCGCTCCACCCTAATTCATTTTTCAGTAGCCATAACAACAAAACATCACTTTCTATATGGCTCTCTACGTTCTTATTGGGGTGCGTTGGGTCTTTATATAAAACTACCCTCTCACCATTACAAAATAAGGCATACCGCCGTTTTAGCTCATATCGCTCAATGTGGTAGGTGTTACCGCTCGGGGCTTGCCAGTTTGGGTGAATATGTGTGTAAGCGGATTTAGTAATCTGGCTCATCTCACCGTTACCGTAAATTTAATATCTGTTTTAGCTCCTGCTTCTTGGTTGATGATATGGTTATACAACTCATCAAACGGTTTATCTTCGGCACGAATAAACATATAAGCGATGATTTCGCTTAAATTGGTGGTATCACGCAATAGCTCCTCGCCTTGGTACAACTGATAACACGGCTTACCGTCTGCATCTAAAATATCTTTCTTGATTTTGTAATCGTTCACAGTAATTAATGACATTCTTCTACCCTCTAACTAATAAACTAAACATTCGGTCTGATACCGTTTAAAAAACGCTTGATATTGGCGATAAGCATAGCGATTACCGGTTTTGCACCACAGTTTGTGAAAAAACTCACACAATTCACGGTTACGGCTCATATTTCCCTCCTAATCAGGTGCATTAATGCGTTTTTCACGCAATTTGGAATCGTTCTTCATTACTCGTTGGAAATCGGCAAATTCTTCAAACCACAACCCGAATGAATGCAAGGTGCTTTTTTCTTGTCTGCTATAAGCTCCCCACGGTTTCGGCTCTGGGTTTTCCTGCAAAAAGGCAGCACGCAATAACAACCGCTTATGCTCCTCACTTGCCTGATTCCACATCAAGCCGAAGTGATCGCAACTAAACGCCTTTTTGCTATTACTCACTTTCTGCTTTTGAAACATTGCCACCAAACTCATACCAACCCCTAAGGATTCCCTTTGCTACCCAACACCTTTTTAAACATTGCAAACAAACCTTGCTTTTGGGTCTGTTTGACTTTTTCCAGCTTAATCACACGGGCTTTCAGCTTTTCATTTTGGCGAATTAACCGATTCACTTTTAACTCCAACGCTTGCAGTAAATCGCCAATCTGCTCACTATTCAGCTTTGCCAGCTCTACTTCATCAGCTAACCGGCTTTCTAAATTCGCCACCCGCTTTTCTTGCAAAAACAGATTAAGGCGACGTTTATTCATCTTCTTAAGGCGGTTAAGTCTGTTCCAACGTGATTTGTGTCGGTAATATAATTGCTTACTCATTGTTCAAATTCCTGAATTTAGGGTGCAAAAATCTCGCCCTATGCAAATAAGGCTTATTTTGACGATTGTTTAAAAATTGGGATTAGTCTTGCTTAGGTTGGTCTGCCACAACGCCATCGAACAAATCCGGCGTGTTCAAATCGGCTTCCATCAAGCATTTATTAATACGCATTGCTTCCGGTCGCTCTTTATAAATCGGTGTGCGAACACGGATAATTTGACTTTGCACAAGTTGCTCTGTGCCGCAGTTATTACAATAAGTAACAGCCTGAATAGTCAGCAAACCGATTTTTTCAGATGTACGAACCCGTAAATTTTTACTTTTGCAATTTGTACAGGTGTGGTCTAAATTCATTATTTCCCCTACGCCTTCCCCAAGGCTCTATTCACATTCTTTGCGTTTTTACTGTTGTTTCGGCTTATCTATCCCCATAGACAAGCGGTTGAATTTTGGTTATGTTTTACATATTTTTAACCCTCCAAAAGGAAATTTTATGAATACTGAAGATCAAATTATTGAACTGACTGTTGAAGTTGAAAACTTACGCCATCAACTCAACGCCAAAAACATTATTCTTGATGATTTAAAAGGTCGCTTAACAGACTACCAACGCAAACGACTGGACCGGCTTTTCGAACGTTCACGCCGACAGTATTTAAATGACCTTGACCTTGAAGAAGAGCAAGCTGAAGCTCTTGAAGCAATTTGCAACGAGCTTGAGTCGTTTCTGGCGAACTAATACCAAAATCTAACAAGGTCAAATCTAAACGCCATTTACCGTCTTGATTACGTCTTACGGTAAATTTCCCACTCGCTAGCCCTGCCTGTTCAGGGCTTTTATTTTGCTGTTGCATTTCCCAACTCCTCACAAATTTCACGAATTGTTACCTGCCCGTTTGTGGCAGCTTCGATTTTTAGTAGATATTCAGCGGAAATTCCGCCTCCGTTTAGCCATTTCAAGACCGTAGGCTGACTAACTCCACAAGCTTCAGCTAATTTTGTTTGTGTTCCTACAAGTTCAATAGCTTTCTGAATTTTCTTATTAGTCATAAATATAACTCTGGTTATTGAATGGTTATAATAATATAACCAAAGAAATAAAAAATCAATAACCAAATGAATTTTTATTTCTATACCTTTAGTTATATACTCATCAAAAATAAGGAGTTCCTAATGGATACTTTGGCAAGTCGTTTGAAAATCGTTTTAGACCAAAAAGGTTTAACACAGGAAAAATTTGCAGAACAAATAGGTGTTTCACAGCCATCTGTTTTTAAAATCCTGAATGGACAAACTCGAAATCCCACAAGGATTTATGAAATTGCAAACGTCCTAGATGTCGATGTAAATTGGCTCAAAACCGGCAAAGGCGAAGCACCAGATTTTGCGAAAATCGGAAAAAATCCGACCGCTTATGAAGAGGAAAGCTCAATGCTTCGACTTGAGGTGTTAGATGTATATGCCTCTGCCGGCAATGGTAGTTTTGTCACGGGAGACTTAACCGCTTACACGCACGCAGTAGAATTTGAAAATGCCTATTTTGCACAAGTCTTTCAACGTGCAAATGCCAAAGGCTTATCAATTATTAATGTAGATGGCGACTCAATGGAGCCAACTATCGGTAACGGTGATTTGCTGTTCGTAGATACCACTAAATCCGCTTATCAAGGCGATGGTGTCTATGTTTTCAGCTATGGCGAAAACTTATATGTAAAACGCTTGCAGTTCGCCGGTGATGAATTGTTAGTCATTTCCGACAATCCGCTTTATAAAGAGTGGAGAATCACATCAGAAAATGAGCATAAATTCCAAATTCACGGTAAAGTGGAATTTATGCAAGGGCATATTAGGAGGGTTTAGGTGATGGAACATCAAAATCTAACTCATCTTGTCTATATTACATCACATAAACAAATTGGAGTTTATTCGATTTCTAATTTGAATATTGATGACCTTTACTTCAAAGGTTACTGTATTCAGAAAAATAGAGTTATCACATTAAGAGCTGATCGCATTATTAAACAATTTGATGATTTAGCTCTTGCCGAAAATTATGCCAAAAATATTCCTCAAGATGTGTTTTATCTATTTGATTCTCTTCTGAACCAGCAACGAAAAGAAAAAATAACACCGATCTATAAAATCGGTTTGTGTTTTACTGGATTTAAGCAAGCTAGAAAAAATGAATTAATTCAACTAGCAGTAGATAATGATTTGAAAGTGGTACAAAACGTAACTGGTGCAGTTGATTTTTTAATTTTCGATAAAGAGTCGAAAACTGTTGGACCAGCAAAACTAGCAAAAGCTGAAAAGTTAGGTATTAAAATCATCAACGATGAAGAATTTTTATATATGTTAGAAACTGGCGTTGTGCCGGATTAGGTTTGACTTCTCAATAGATGTTTATACCAAAATCATCTAAACTAAAAACTAACAATTACATAGAAGAATTAAACATCAAATCAATAGGGGAAACCGATATGAAAAAAGCACTTACACTACTTGCACTATCACTATTTGCATTGCCTGTACAAGCCGATAGCCTCGAACTTGCTCGTAATAAAGTAAAGCAAATTTTTATCAGTGATGAAGAGCCAAAGGTAAAAGATGCGACTTGGACTGCACCATTTATCTTTAAGGTTGGAGTTTTTGATGACGGCACGAAAAGAGATGGCTACGCCGAATATGTTTGCCAAGTTTTATACGACCACGGATTTAAAGGTAAAGGTGTGTTGGTTAGCGTAATCGATATAAAAAAACTAGTCCAAACAGGTGATTGGGTTGATCTTGGCAAAGCTAAATGTCAGTAATACATAAGGTGTAGAAGATCAGACTTGATCTGACAATTCACTCTAAAAAGTGAGAGTTTCCCGTTTAGAATATGAGTGTCAAAAAT